TACGTAAATTTGCATGCAAATACAACGATAAATATGCAGCAATAGAGGACAAACAATGAATCCATTAAAATTGATCTTCCATTCCCGCGATAAGCCGAAGAACTACTTAAGCAGCAGCTTCTACAGCTTCTTCTTCGGCGGCACATCGAGCGGGAAACCGGTGAACGAAACGACCGCCATGCAGATGACGGCGGTGTACTCCTGTGTGCGAATCCTGTCGGAAGCTGTGGCCGGCCTGCCGCTGAACGTCTATCGCTACAACGACACTGGTGGCAAGGAGAAAGCGCTCAAGCACCCACTCTACCGGCTGTTGCACGACGAGCCAAACCCCGAGATGACGAGCTTTGCGTTTCGGGAAACGCTCATGAGCCACCTGCTCCTTTGGGGTAATGCTTACGCGCAGGTAATCCGAAACGCAAGAGGCGAGGTGATCGCGCTCTACCCGCTCATGCCGGACAAAATGACAGTCGACCGCGATAATAACGGCCGGCTTTTCTATTTGTACCAGCGCGGAGCAGAGGACGCAAAAGCGGTCGGAAGCGACAGGCGAGTCTATTTGCCACCTTCGGACGTGTTGCATATCCCCGGCCTTGGGTTCGATGGACTGATCGGCTATAGTCCGATCGCCATGGCGAAAAACGCGATCGGTTTGGCCATGGCCACGGAAGAATACGGCGCGAAGTTCTTTGCCAACGGCGCGGCCCCGTCCGGCGTACTGGAACACCCCGGTACGATTAAGGACCCGCAACGCGTGCGTGACAGTTGGAACGCGGCGTATCAGGGCAGCGCGAACGCACATAAGATCGCCGTGCTCGAAGAGGGCATGAAGTATACGCCCATCGGCATTTCGCCCGAGCAGGCGCAGTTCCTCGAGACGCGGAAGTTCCAGATCAACGAGATCGCACGCATCTTCCGCGTGCCGCCGCACATGCTGGCGGACCTGGAGAAATCGTCGTTCAGCAACATCGAGCAGCAGTCGCTCGAGTTCGTGAAATACACGCTCGATCCTTGGGTCGTGCGCTGGGAGCAGAGCATGTGCCGGATACTGCTATCCGAAAGTGAGAAGCCAGCATATTTCATTAAGTTCAACGTCGACGGGCTTCTCCGCGGCGATTATGCATCCCGCATGACCGGATATGCCACCGCACGGCAGAACGGATGGATGAGTGCAAACGATATTCGTGAGCTGGAAAACCTTGATCGCATTGCGCCGGAACTCGGCGGGGACCTGTACCTGATCAACGGGGCAATGACAAAACTTCAAGACGCAGGGCTTTTCGGGAGCGCCCAGCAGAAAAAGGAGGATTCTTCTTGAAACGACAATTTTGGAACTGGGTGCGAAACGAGGACGGCACCCGTACATTGACCCTCGACGGCGTGATCGCCGAGGAATCGTGGTTTGACGACGACGTCACCCCGAAAGCGTTCAAAGAGCAACTGAACGCCGGAACGGGTGACGTTGTTGTTTGGATCAACAGCCCGGGCGGTGACTGCGTTGCAGCGAGTCAGATTTACACCATGCTCATGGACTACAAAGGCAGCGTCACCGTCAAGGTCGACGGCATCGCTGCGAGCGCCGCGTCGGTGATCGCTATGGCCGGGACCGAGGTGCTCATGGCTCCGACGAGCTTACTCATGATCCACAACCCGCTGACCATAGCTATTGGCGACAGCGAAGAAATGCAGAAGGCAATCGCCATGCTGGATGAGGTGAAGGAGAGCATCGTCAACGCGTATGCCCTGAAAACAGGATTGTCCCGGGCGAAAATCTCGCATCTCATGGACGCCGAAACTTGGATGAACGCGCAGAAGGCGATTGAGCTGGGCTTTGCCGACGGCGTGCTGACACGCGAAGCGGCGCAGCCCGAGGATGATATCCCGGTCAACAGTTATCAGTTCAGCCGCCGGGCGGTGACGAACTCGCTGCTGAGCAAACTGCCGAAATCCGAACCGAAATACCTTTTAGAGCCGCTCGAGCAGCGGCTCAATCTTTTGAAAGCATGAGGAGGAAATCACATGAACCGTATTCAGGAACTCCGCGAAAAGCGCGCCAAGGCGTGGGATGCGGCGAAAGCGTTTCTCGATACCAAGCGCGGTACGGACGGTCTGCTGTCCGCCGAAGACGTGGCGACATACGAAAAGATGGAAGCCGACGTCGTCAACCTCGGTAAGGAAATCGACCGGCTCGAACGTCAGGCGGAGATCGATGCCGAACTGAACAAACCAACCGCCGACCCGCTGACGAACAAACCGGCGCAGCCGGCAGGGGAAGACAGGACCGGGCGCGCATCCGCAGCGTATAAAAAGGCGTTCTGGAGCGTTATGCGCTCGAAGAACCCGCATTACGACGTGGTCAACGCGCTGCAGGTCGGCACCGACAGTGAGGGCGGGTACCTCGTTCCGGATGAATTCGAACGCACGCTGGTTACCGCGCTCGAGGAAGAGAACATCTTCCGTTCCCTTGCCAGGGTCATCCAGACCTCGAGCGGCGATCGCAAGATTCCCGTCGTAACGACGCACGGTTCCGCGTCCTGGTTGGATGAAGAGGAGCTCGTACCCGAAAGCGACGAGGCGTTCGGCCAGACTTCGATTGGCGCGTTCAAGCTCGGCACCTTCATTAAGGTATCGGATGAACTGCTCAACGATTCCGTGTTCGACCTGCAGAGCTATATTACGACGGAGTTTGCGCGCAGGATCGGGCATAAGGAAGAGGAAGCGTTCTTCGTCGGCGACGCGGACGGGAAGCCGACCGGCATTTTCAACGCGACCGGCGGTGCGCAGATCGGCGTTACCGCGGCGGGTACGACGGCGGTAACGGTCGATGAAGTACTCGACCTGTTCTACAGCCTGAAATCGCCGTACCGCAAGAAAGCCGTGTTCGTCATGAACGACACGACGGTGAAAGCGATCCGCAAGCTCAAAGATGGACAGGGCCAGTACCTCTGGCAGCCCGCGCTGACAGCCGGTACGCCGGATTCGATCCTGAACCGTCCGGTGTACACATCCTCGTATGTGCCGACGATCGCCGCAGGCAACAAATCCCTTGCATTCGGTGATTTCTCCTACTATTGGATCGCCGATCGGCAGGGGCGTTCCTTCAAACGGCTGAACGAGCTATTTGCCACCACCGGCCAGGTGGGCTTCATGGCGACGCAGCGCGTAGATGGCAAGCTCATCCTGCCGGAAGCGATCAAGGTTCTGCAGCAGAAGGCGTAAGGAGAAAACGACATGGAATACAACGCGAAAAACTACATGGAGCAGGGCGGCGATAAGCTGGTGATCGGCGGAACACTGGAGATTCAGGAGGGAGCCTCGGTTACGGGGCTTCCTCCGGCTCCGGTATCGGCTGCGACAGAAGAAACGCTCGGTGGTGTGATCGCGGCGGCGAAGTTGGAAACGGATACCGTAGAAGCGAAGATCGGAGAAGATCACAAGCTTTACGTTCCTCCGTATACGCTACCCGCTGCAGCGGCGGCCACGCTTGGCGGCGTGAAGCTCGCGGCGAATCAGTCGGCCAGTACGGCGACGGAACTGTCCGGGCTCGTGACCGAGCTCAATACGTTGCTTGCCGCGTTGAAAGCAGCGGGCATCATGGCGGCGGACGAGTAACGATATGAGCACGCTGCTGGAGAAGGTCAAGGCGAACCTGATCCTCGATCATATGGAGGACGACGAACTGCTGCAGCAGTATATCGATGCGGCGGTTTCCTACGCGGAAGGGTACCAGCACCTGACCGTCGGAACCTACGAAGCGGCGGTCATGCCGGCAACGACCGAACAGGCCGTGATCATGCTTGCCTCCCATTTCTACGAGAGCCGGGATGGCAGCACAGGCGGATTCTTCGCCGATAACGTGCAGGCTGGGCAACAAGTATGGAACGCGGTGAATACACTGCTTCGGCTTGACCGGGACTGGAAGGTTGGCATATGAGCTTTGGCAAGATGAACGTACGCATCTCGATCGCGGAGGAAACGGTAGCTAAAGATCTTGACGGATTCGCAACGAAAACCGACAACATCCTCGCTTCTCCCCATGCTTATCGGGAAGGGCGGCACGGCTCCCAGAAATGGGTCAACCGTGCCGCCTTCTCCGAAGCGACCGATCTGTTCCGGTTTCGAGTGACACCCGGGCTGACCGTTACGACGGAGCATGCGATCCTGTGTGACGGCGAGCGCTATGAAATCACGTCGGTTGAGGACGTGAAGGGGCGAAAGATGTACATCGAGGTGCTGGCGAAGAGGACGGAGGCAACTCGTGGGTAAGGTGACGATCAAGATGCCGACTGAGTTCATGGACCAGTTGACAAAGGCTGCGGAGAAAACAGACACTGCGATTCCCAAAGCGCTCGAAGCCGGCGGCAAGGTCGGCTTTGAAACGATGAAGGCAAATCTCCGCTCGGCGATCGGGCGGGATACGAAATACCCTTCGCGCTCTACCGGCAAGCTGCAGGCGGCTCTGGGCGTTTCTCCCGTCAAGCTGAACGACGAGGGTAACTATGACGTTAAAGTGGGTTTTTCGGAGGACCGTGAAGTCAGCAATGCAAAGCTCGCGAACATTCTGGAATACGGGAAGCATGGCCAGTCGCCGAAACCGATTCTGAAGCCGACCCGCAGATCAAGCCGGAAGCCCTGCATCGAGGCGATGCAGGCGGCGCTGAAAGAGGAGTTGGGACTGAAATGAGCGTGCTGCAGGAATTGAATACGATTGTGGAGAACGCCGGCCTTCCCGTGGAAACCGGCGTTTTCTCTGGAACTGCGCCGGACGAATATGTTGTGGTGACGCCGGTTTCGGAGCAGTTTGATCTGTTTTCGGACAACGCGCCCGGCGTGAATATCGAGGAAGCGCGATTGTCGCTGTATACGAAGGGCAGCTATATCGATAAGAAAGATTTGCTCGTTCGGACGCTGCTGACCGCAGGGTTTACGATTACGGATCGCCGGTATATCGAACACGAGGACGATACCGGCTATTACCATTACGCCATCGATGTGGCGAAAGAATATGAACAGGAGGAAATCTGAATGGCTACGATCGGGTTGGATGGGCTCTATTATGCCAAGATCACGGAAGACGCCAACGGCGATGAAACGTACGGAACGCCGACTAAGCTGGCGAAGGCGATCTCTGCCGATCTGGAGGTTGAAATCAACGAAGCGTCGCTGTATGCCGACGACGCGGAAGCGGAGGTCGTGAAGGAGTTCAAGACCGGAAAGCTGACGCTCGGAATCAACGACATCGGTGCAACGGCGGCCGGCGACCTTGTCGGCGCAGTCCTCGACGACAATGGCGTGGTGATCTCCCAGAGTGAAGGCATGGCGTCGCCGGTGGCGATCGGTTTCCGTGCGAAAAAGAGCAACGGAAAATATCGTTACTTCTGGCTTTACCGGGTGCTGTTTGGTATCCCGGCGACGAACCTTGCGACCAAGGGCGACAGTATTACGTTCAATACGCCGAAGATCGAGGGTACGCTCTACCGTAGGAACAAGATCGACGGACAGGGCAAACATCCCTGGAAGGCTGAAGTAAACGAAGATGATACGGGTGTGCTGCCGGCGACGATTACCGGATGGTACACGGAAGTGTACGAGCCGACGTTTGCGGCTGCGGAATAACGGAGGGAGCATATGGATAACGAACGTGCCGCATCTATTACGATAGCGGGAAAAGAGTATCAGCTGATCCTCACGACCCGGGCCACGAAGGAGATAGCCAAGCGCTACGGCGGACTGGCGAACCTCGGCGACAAGCTCATGAAGTCGGAGAACTTCGAGCTGGCGTTGGATGAACTGATCTGGCTGATCGCGCTTCTGGCGAATCAAAGTATCCTGATTCACAATTTCCAGCATCCGGAGGACAAGCGGGAACCGCTGACGGAAGAAGAAATCGAGATTCTGACCACGCCGACGGATCTTGCCGAATATAAGGACGCGATTATGGACTCGATGCTGCGGGGCACGAAGCGCTACGTGGAAAGCGAGCCGCAGCCGGAAAAAAACGCGTCTGCCGGGTGAGCGATGAAGAAACGTGCGCCCGGCTACTCTTTTACGGCGTAACCCTGATGAGCTGGACGGAGCGCGAAGGCTGGCTCATGCCGCTTGGCGCTCTGCTCGACCAGTGGGAAATATACAAGCAATTTCATGGGATGGCAAAAGCGAAG